ACTGGTAAAAACCGATATGTTGCGGCTGAGTTCTGTGAGTACTTAAAGGATAAACCAGATCATCCTGCGTACTCTTATATCTATGGTACGACAGACGAAGATGCGGCTCGCAAGTTCCGAATTATGCTTGCAACTCAATTTGTATCTGGATTAAAACTGGTGGTAAGTGAACAGGTTATAATAGGTTCGACGGCAAGTTTTGTTGTTAGCGAGTATCCTGCACTTATATCACCTGTATCGGACAGAAAGAGCGGTGGTGGATACCATAACTTTGATCCTGAGAGTGATCAAGACAGAGTGGAAATTGAAACGCAAGCGGCTCGTACTTTAACGGCATGGATAAATAAGTATAGGAGTGTTGCTCAAAGGAAAGGGCTAGACTTGACGCAAATGGAAGAGTTTGTGATCATCCTGCGAGGAGAGCCTGATCTGGAGGAGGCCGTATAATGGGTAAGTTTGTATTCTGGAATATGTTTTTCTTATTTTTAGTGGGGAGTTTAGTTTTATGGATTGCGTGACTTGTCCCGACTGCAATTCTGCTAAAGTTAGGGTAAAGGATAGCAGAAGTATTGAGTTGTTTGGCTTTAAGACTAAGCGCAGAAGGCGGCATTGCTTAGATTGCAACAACAGATATAATACTGTTGAGTTGCCTGAGATTTTTGTAAAAGATGTTTTTGGAGAAGATAATGACTAGAATGACGGAGATTGTAAACAAAATGAATTTAAAAACGTATTTCGACCATAAGAATGGTTTAGGAAATTTAGCAGAAGCGATGCGAGCAAAGTTCTTGCGTGAAGAGATCGAACTGTTGAAAAAAATGGCTGGTTCGACAGGAGACATAAGCACAACGATCTCTGTTCTTGAACATCAGTTATATGCCTTAGAAGGTAATGGGTTGCCCGATGATGGATGATAGATTGTTAGATGTCGTGAGTAGAATAAAAGAGTTGACTAGCGAGGTTTCCGATGCTGAGTGGGATCAAGATCCCAGGTTCGAGGCATTGGGAGCGGAGCTTAGAAAACTTAAAGCCTTACATAATAAGGGAATTAATTATGAGCCTAAGTTTTAATAGGTAATTAACCCGAACAATTCTTCGACTTAACGCCAGCAGCCAAAAAAAAACTCCCGCCTTAGTTGATACCTAAAAGCGGAAGTTTTCTTTTAAATGGCAGACCCAATGACAAGTCTATCAAATAATAAAGTTATTATGAGTATAAAAATTATATCATAATATTTGTTTTAAGCAACACTTAATCCCATTTAGCATCACCTTTTAAGAAAATAGCGTTCCCGACGATGCCTGTTTTAGCTAAATCTGTAGCCTTATCGTTCCAAGGTAGGTCTAAGAGTAGACCTTCTTCGTTAACGAGCAACTGAGCATCAGGATCTGAAGGGCAATAGACTATTTGAACCATTCCCCCAACGTATTCTTGTGCTTCTTTTAAAGTCGGTCTTTCTTTTTTTGTATTATATACTGCGAACATTTTCTATTCCTTTCTACCATAATGCGTGGTCTTGCCATGCAAATTTAGATGGTTTTTTTCTTCCTTTAGATCCAAATAAAACAAGATCATTCTTGCCAACATCACCTTTCATTCGGTGATCGTGAATCATATGAATAAAGTCTGGTTTTCCCCAAACTTTAACGGCAGACCAGAACTCACTATCGGTTCTAAATCCAACAAAATGTAAATGTCTAGTCATATCGTACTCCTTTCATATACTATTAATTACCATAAGGTACGGGATAAGTAAAGAATTATTTTATAGATTACCTCTTGCAGTACGAGCTTCGTATACCTCATTTGCCATTGGGCCATTCATAGTTCCGAGCCACTTATTTGGCCCTAATGCCGTAAACTTATATCCTGATATTCTACCAGCTTGTTCAAGTGCGGTAACGGTGTTTTTTATTGTAGTACGACCAAGTGATTCGTTTTTTAACGCTATTACAAATGGTTCTATAGCTTGCATTGTTCTTAAACGCTCAAACACCCCATCATATTTACCGTCTTTAGTTAATGCTTCACCGTTTCTCTCACACATTTCGATAAGCTGGTATATATTATCTTGTCTTAAACGTATGGTTGGCGAGAGAGCTAAGTTACGGATATCTTGTGATCTGTCTTCAAGTAAACCTGTGTCTTGATTCCGAATAAAGTGACGTATATCCCGATTAGCTGGACCGTTTGATTTAACTACACCACCATCGAATACGGTGTTTCTTGTATATGTTATATCCAGATCTTTACAGCGTTCACGACCGATCTTCTCGTCCACTTGCCAGACGGAGAACGCAGACCGCACACCGTCTACAATAGCTGATGTACCTCTAATAAGGTTACGCGCCTGTTCTGGAGTTTTAATAGGCTCATTCTCTCTAATCTTAGCCATGTGGTGATTAACCATGACTGTTGCACCTGTTTCTGTGGATAGCTGTGCAAGCATACCCATGAAGGCCGCCCCTGCCGCTGGATCAGCGTTTATGTCTGCATGGACAAAAGATGCCATTGGATCAGCAATAAACAGAGCTAAGTTATCAATTTCTAATATCTGTTCATAGAGCCTTTCGAACTCTGCTCCCATAACGTATGAATTATCTATCTTCTGCATCATGGGAAATACACCGCCCAAGTTAGGTAACGGAAGCACTCTCATATCGTGTTCGTAATCAAATCTTTTTCTCCTGGGATCTAGTCGCTCCACACGTCTGTGCAATTCGTCTTTATCATCCTCCGCTGTCATAATGACTACATTACCATGCGTAGATACTAATCCCCCGAAGGAGCTTTGCATTGAGAACCCAGACGCTACTTTCATAGCGAGATCAAGTGTCATCATTCCTTTTCCCGAATCACCAGCCGCTGCAAAAACGACAGGTACGCCCAGAGGTATTGTATCTGCGATCAGAAACTTCTGTTCTGGTGCTTTACCTACAAACATTTCCGATATGAGTAAGCTGTTATCTTTTAAAGAAATATTCTGTTTAGTTTTATGCTGTGGTTCATTTAAGAACTTATTGATGTCAAAACCTTCTGTGATTGCATCAGAAACGTCCCACTTCTCAGGCTTACCCCTTGGTGGCGACAGCATTGTTACAGACTTAGCCCCTGCTTTGGAGGCTAAATCTTGGACTAACTTTGCAATCTTTATTCCTGCACTATCATTATCAGGCCAGATAATAACCTGTTTACCCTGTAATGGAGAGAAGTCGTAACTTGGAGCTGACTTAACAGATAACATACCTGCACCCCCTAAGTTACAGGTTGCTGTGTAGCCCATAGCTTTTAGATCATCTGCACACTTCTCACCTTCAACCCAGATAACGCGCTCTGCTTCCAGAATGTCTGGAATATTATACAAAGGACGTGTCTCTGGCATTTTAGGAAACGTGCTTTTGCCAGAGAACTGTCTAAATTCTTTTTTGGCCTTGCCGTCCGATCCTCGCATAATCTCACCCGAATCATCTTTGGATATGTATCTACGGACAGAGCAAATGATCTCACCATCTTCTGATACATAGAAATGCTCACCATCAAAAGGAGTGTTAATATCTATCTGAACTTTAGCTTTAGCTGGAGCTGGCGCATCTAAATTAGGTTTTATCGGGTTTTCTGGTGGTCTGGTGTATTCTGGCCCATCTAAATAGTCACTAAAATATTCCGTAACATCTCTTAGGGTCATTCCTCGACCCTCCATCATAATCTTTGCGATACCTCCGATACCTTCACTGGTACTAAAATCCATACCCTGCATAAAGTCAGCACGGTTAGAATCTACAGAAATTTTTAGAGATTTTCCGACCTCACCTCTTAGCGATCCGATCTCAAATTGAGTGCCTCTGATAACACCGTTTGGGTATGTATCCACCAGTGCTTGCAACTGTATGCTACGAGGCACTTTGTCACTGATTTCTTCTGCTAAATTACTGGATTTAGTATTGCTAAGTCTTATTACTACCATTATTCTGTACCCACCACATAAAGTTCGTTTTAATCTAGGAGGGTGATGTTTACCGACATTTCACCCTCCACTTTTTTCATTTCAGTTCTTCTCCCCAACACGAGTCTTGATACTCGCAGAATTTGCATAAAAAGAAATCTCTACTTTGTGCTATGCGAGGTAGAATGTCATTTGCTTTTATACTAGTCAAGATGTCTACTGCTTTATCGCTTGCTTCTTGAGCAAGTTTTTTATCAAACGGAACTAACTCATAGTAAACTTCACTGGTATTTTTATTAACAACTGTGAATAAACAATCGTTTTCCGTAAGATCCATGTAGGCTTGATAGAGTGCTATCTGAGTCGCATAAACCTTATTTGTTTTAGCAACACCGTGCTTTACAAACTCTTTAAACTTTCTATCATTCGCAGATTTGTTTTCCCACAAGGCAGGATACCCAATAGGTACTGGCCCAGATAATATAACACCATCTATGTGACCTTTTATTTGATCCTCTGCTATAGCGAACCCAAATTGCTTTCCAGACTTATCTTCTGTTTTTAAATCAAACTCTGCATCACGCAACCATTTAGCCGCGTAATCTTCGATCTCATGTCCGAACTGAAAAATACGCAATGTCTTTGCAGTAAATTCCCTTTCT